GGTCTACAACTAAAATGTCTGGTTTGATGCGTGACACGTAGCCATCTAGCATCTCCATGTCCCACTCCTGGGCATCTTTCATTATAAGACGGTCACGGATGGCTAGGTAGCGACTACTGGCTAAGTCAGGGTTTTCTCGAATATCTGCGGTGTTCATACCCGTAAAGGATTGTATAGCTCGTAGCTTGGTACGCCTGGTTGCTTCTTCATTGCCGATGTAGAGAACCTTCGCACCTTGCTGACAGAAGCCATCAGGTGCAGCACATAAACTAACTGCCAAGGCAGACTTACCTGTTTCAGGACGGGCAAAGATAACCATGAACTCGCTGGGACCAACGCCATAAACATTTCTGGAGAGTTGGTTAATGTTAAACTTCCACCGTGCCTCATCACTAGCTTGGGCCAGTAGTTCGTACAGATCATCTGTAGTGGGTTCACCATAATCATCAGGTAAGTAATCTTCTGAGGTTCGTTCGATCAGGCTCTTTAACTTAGCCATTGCATCCATGTGGCCTTCAGCCAGTTGGATACCCAGGTTAGTTATGTCTCTGCCAGTTTCCTTGCGCCACAAATCACCGATTACATCTCTTGCAATCTCAGGGTTTAGGGCTTCCTGTTGGCGTACCTCAGTTAAAACATCTGTGAAATCTTCACGTTCAGCTTTCGTGGCTACAGGATGATTCGTAGTCCAGATTGCCATGATGTCGTTGGTAGAAATGTCTTGCTCATATTTGTCTTGAGCTTGTGCAATTGTTTTAAAAACTTCTGCGTTGTGACCTGTAAATAATGACTGCCTCATTTTTGTTTTGTTTGATTGATAAAATTCTGAAGAGAGTAATGTCTTCAATAACGCTTGATCCATGTTGGTCCTTTCATAGCTAATTGTAGCGTGAAGCTGCAATCACCTTATACAAGACCATAGCAATGGTAATCAAGACAAAAAAAGACCCACGACAAAATCATGGGCCTATTTTACATTTATGTGGTGTGTAACTAAGTCTGTCGGAATTTCATTTTCTTCAAGTCAGGCTGTGTATCTCCACGCCGTTCCCGCATATCGACAGTGCTATAAACAATTCTTTTATTCTTAGACACTATATCATCTACAATCTTTTGTAGTTCTTTTTGTTCATCAGCCCCTTCAATCAATCCACCATCTGGGATTGAGTAGTCCAATAATATTAAAGCTCGTAACTTCATAACATTAGTCCCCTAATTCTTTATTCTTAAAAATGTTTGTCATAAGTTTCACAGTCTCCTGTGATAATTTGATTTCCAGCGCCAATAGACAACGATCCGAATGCAGAGCGTTCTCTAGAAGCTGTACAACAATTATCTTTTTTAGGGGGTCCCATTGGGGGATTGGGGAAACTTGAAGCTTTTATTCCAGACAGAGCGCCATAGGTGTTTGAACCACAGGAACTAACCTTTTGCCAGCATCCATTTATTGTTACGGGGGGCTTGCCATTGTACGGTCTTCCTGACCGTTGGCGGTATTCCCAAAGTGTCATTCCAGTGTTTAGCGTAAGCTCGCCAGCACCAGTTTTACTGCGGTTACGGACGGTCTTTTGTCCGTGAGTTCTGTTCTTCGGCATTTTTGTTATTTACCTCTCTTAGCTGATCTATGTATAGTTTAGACCGTTCTCCATAAGTAAGGTTACTAAAGAACTTTTACTCATTTCTTTAATATCCACCTTAGTTATCCTTATTACTGAGGGTATAGTAGAAGCCCTCAATAAAGACACTGACTTTTGTTTAGCATCATTGTCAAGGATGATTATACACTTTTTGTACTTTGTTAGGGATTTATTAATGTGTTTAGTAAGGTTTGTACCTAATAAGGCAACTCCTACCTTATCTGGGCAGCGTGAAACAGCACAAGCTGATGCAGAATCTTCAACAAGAACTGCTGTATCTCCTAGCCCAACGTGAATGCCTTTTTTCGTATCTCCGTAAGTCCACCACTTTGGACCCGTTGATCTAAGGTTACGTCCAACACAACCTAATCCATCCTGGGTGTAGAATAGAACTCTGTTTTCTCCAGGGGAAAATCTAATGTTAATATACCCAGCTTCATAAGCTTCAAACGAGTTCACGGATTTAACGTATTCTACCGCCTGTTCAGAATTTAGTAGGGACGTAGTCATAGCAGGGATAGGTGTAGTTCTTACAGAAAACTCTGTGGTGTTTTTACCCGCCATGTAAGCTTTAGCTTCTTCAATCGATCTAGGACCAGAGTAGATCCCTTTTGCTGTACAAGAAGCCCTGTAGCAATTCCACAAGGTCTTACCATCGATCTTAGATATATTAAATTTCTTACGCCCACCGCAGAAGGGACAGTCAATAGACTTTCGATCACCTTCAGTAAGATTTATAGATTTTAAAAGTTCCCACTGGTCACGATAACTAAAGTTCATATACATACACTCCCTATGTATTTAACCCCTGGCGGGGTTTCTGTAGGATACTGACTATGGTTATCTAGTCAATACCAAACTATGGTTGTTAGTAAAAACAATAGGTTAGCACTTAGCTAGGTGCTAGGTCGTAGCCTGAAGCACTACTTTTGCCTCTAAGTCATTGAAAACAAACAACTATTGGGGACCCTGAAGGTCGTAGGTTCAAATCCTACTCCCGCAACCAAGTAACTGAAATAATTAGATATTATTTCTGAAAATACCCCAAAACCACGCCATACGGACGGAAACTGACGGATCACCCCCTTTTGGGGCGATTTAGAAGGCTCCTTTCAGTGGCTCTACTGCGCTCATCTAAGTCCATAGGTCTGATGGTTTTGTTGATAGCGGATTTGTTAGGGACCAAAGCTGCCCAGCTAACGGGAAACAGTTCTTTCATCTTAATATCTATCTTGTTTGCAACTAAACGACTTTCGTACTGGGTATCTTCAGCGCACCGCAAAACGCACATAGCAGCAAATGCATCCAAGCTACCTGACCAGTGCCATTCAGTCATCATTGACTGTGGTAAAACAATACGGGCTTGTTCTGGACATACTCCATTATCTAACATATTTTCGTAGATCGATAATTGTCTGTGCCATTGCATATCTTGGTCGATGTACAGTGGTACTACACCGTCACTACCTTGCTTCTTGTTCGCAGATCTACCACGCCATTCACCAGGCTCATAGAACTCAGGTTTACTGTCCACATACCTTCGACTGATTTCGTTCCAACGTAAGAACTTATGCTTGACCAATTGTCGGGCTACAAACAACGGAGCCTTGACATGGAATGATGCAAAGCAATGTCCAAAGGGTGATAAGTGCTTGTGTTCTGCTAGGAAGTTAATCAGCTTACTATCCTTTTGCTTTAAGACATACTGATCTGTCTCACTATCATGGTCATGCCACTGAGTTTGCTTACCAAAGGATACCCTAGCAGAATTACATACTGATAAGTCACTACCCATGTGATCTATGTAGGTTGCCTTAATAAGGTGGACTTTATCTTCCATCTGTTTTTCTTAACTCCACTCTCACGCACTTAATTAAATCTATCATGCGCTCTACAAGTGGCTGTACAGGCTTGTCTGTGATTTTCTTGAGTTCTTTTTCCAAAGCACTTCTGGCCTCGCTTACATCATTCATCTACCAAACCTTCTTTGTCTTTTTTCACTGGCAGATGCTGCCATGATAGGGGTCTTCTTCACATAGACGTTAACTACATCTCTAGACGTGTGGCCCGTCAGTGCCATTATCTCATCTTCAGTACATCCAGACTCACCTGCCTCAGTTGCACCCGTTCTTCGCAGATCTGAGATCTTTAACTCAAAGGGTAACCCAGCGGCTTTGCGTACTTCAGAAACAGATTTGTAAGCCCATCTTGTGTAGGGTCTTCCAGTGCGCTCATTAAGTATCATAAAATCGTCACGGTTACGTCTTGGCAGTATACTCAGGCGTTTTTCCAATTCAGGGTTAGACGGTTGGATCATTACATTACCTCTAGGTTTTCTAACGGTGCGGCTCTTCTCTTGGACAAAGTCAAAAACTCCGTCTTCGTAATTGCCCCAAGTTAGCTGCCTCATGTCACCAACTCTTTGGCAGAGATGGTAGCACAGTAGGGCGAGTGTTCCGACAGACCAGAGGCCCATTTCATCTGCTTTTGCCACGAAGGTATCTATGTGGTCTTGCTCCCAGCGAACATCTCTAGATGGCAACGATACCAAACCCATCTTTGAAAAGGGGTTAGCTTGTGTAAGTCCTAAACGGAAACCAACAAACCACACACGCCGTAAAACTTTACACACATGGACTGCTCTGTGTGAACTCACGTCAGATTGCAGTTGATTGTGTATTTTTTCAGCCATGGAAGCGGTAATGTTTTTATGTAGGGTTTGCCCCAAAGAAATGTTAGACATTCCCACACGCATACTCAAAGCATATTCTAATAACTGCTTGTAAGTATCCTTACTATTTGCAGATAGTCGAGCGTAGTTAGACGTTTGATAGAATGCCTTAACTAAGCCCGTAACTGAGTTCTCATTAATGTATTGTTTTCTACTTATTCCTCGTTGGTAGTCTTCAAAATCTGTTTGCCACTTCTCACAAATACGAATTGCCGTTGCTTTATCGTTTTTTGTTACATGAGCTACTTGCAGATCCCTTTTAAGTGCGGAACTGGGGTTACAAGCCCAAGTAACGATCCCTTTTGAAGAAACTTGTTTACTTAGATATTTAACATTAGCCATTCTACGACTCCCTAAAGCTATGCGAATAAGGACACATTAGTTATGGTTATTAGTTAGAGTCAAGTAATAAAAAAAAGCTTGCACTTAGTTATGTGATTAGTCTAAAGTATCAGTGTGGGTAACTCCCTGCTCACATCTTCACTTTGTTGGAATGCCCCTGGATCTTTATCGATCTGGGGGTTTTTTTTAGAATCGGACACAAAAAAAGCCCCAGAAGGGCTTAATTTACTCGCACGTCAATCTGTTATTAGGTCTTCGTAACATGAGCCACTATGTTGTATTCATACTTATCTATGTCTGGGTCAGTAGGTAAACAAACCGCCTTGTTTTGTTCATCTAAATGTATGACGTAGTGATCATTGTTGTCTTCTTCAGTGCGCTGGGCTGCATCCACTAGGGCTTCCCCAATCTCTTTTGCGATTTCTGGTTTAAGTATCACTTTTAAAATCCTCTGCTGCGATTCCTTATTGTAATTTTAAAAATACTCGCACGTCAATCCTAATTAAAGGGCTAGGGAAGCACCACTGTAATGTGCTAACGCCCCACCGCCCCGTATCACCTACAATATAAGGAAAAATTTCATTTTTTTCTAAAAATTTTTATTTTAGTTTTAACTAATTATTTAGTTGATTCCAAAAATTGGAATCAGTTATGGTCATCAATATCTGGATTTAACCACCAGGTGATTCACTAGCTAAACATAAGGACCAAATGAAATGAAACTCTTAAACACTAACGCAAGTAATACTAAAATAATGAAAACCCAAAAGGGGACGGAATACGAAATAGCGAGTCTTTCTTTAATGCCAGACTCGTTAATATGTCCCGCTCAAATTATTGCCAAATGCAAGGAACCTTGTTTGGTTTGGGCAGGACGGGGACAAATGCATTCCGTTGCCAGATCCAGGCAAAGTAAATCTGATTTG